TTGCAATTTTACATTACCAGTAGCTGAAGGCATATTAGGAGCAGTTGCAGGAACTACATATCCCGATTTTTCAATCAACTTATTGATTTGTGCTACGGCATTAGGTGAGATAGGATCGACAAGAGTCATTGATATGTCCTGCCATTCAACTCGACCAGGAAAGTGATATTTGTTATCTAAAAAGTCGTGTGTAACAGAAGTTACAGAGTAATTTGGAACTCCTGTGGTTTTTGCCCAATAAAGAACATCAGGTTCCCCTGCTCCAGCAAGTCCTGTGAATTGAATCATGAAACGATAGTTTCTTTTTGGTTCAATATTATTTGTACTCCAAAATCCAGCCATTTATAAATCTCCTTATTATCTTAAGTAACTAGTGTTATAATTCAATTCCGCTTCTCGTAACAACAAAGTCTACAACAATAAATTCGATAGCTCTTGCGGGCTTGATCATGACTTTTGCATATAGAATATTTCTATCTACCAAGTCAGCTGTAGTAGTTGTTTCGTCGAGAATCAATTTGTATTCTGTGATTCCCAAGCGAGACTGAACGTCTTGTAATATCTTATCTGCTCTAGACTTGAAACGATTCCAAGTAGCATTTACATTTTGATCAAATAAGATTGTTTCTGATACCTTTCCAATTCTTCTCTTCAAGAACAACAATAAACGACGAACGTTAATGCGATCCAAAGCAGAAGGTGTTTGTTGAAGGGTTTTCTGACCAAACACAACGATATCACCAGAAGCTGGGAATCTTGCGATTGGATTAATGTTTTCTAAGTATAGATCATCTCTGTTTTTCTTTGAAAGATGTTCGTTTGTACCAGCGATTCTAGGGCCTTCATTTCCACCGAGAACGTTTATTCCGCCACGATTGAAACCAGCAGGTGCGAACCAAGGTTCAGAAAGTCCTTGAGATCTAGCTAGGGCTCCAATAGCTCCTATTGAAGGTGGTACGACAACGATATCACCACCAGCACCAGCGGTGTCTCTTAAGAGAAGAGAAGGGTAATATGAGGCCGCGAACGAAGAGTCTAAAAGTCTAGTTTGAGCTGTGTTTATAATAGTAGCTGCACTTCCTTCTTTAACTGATCCACCGTTTTCCCATGTTGGTTCATATATACCATCAAGATCAATAATCGCCATAGCATCTCCTCGATCTTCACAAATTGTTATCAATCTGTTAGTTATGGAATTATCGTGAATTCCAGGAATTGCAACAGTTTCGTACTCAAGAGCTTCTTGATCTTGAATAATATCTAAAGCTTTTTCATAAGTTTCTCTAACATATGAAGACTTTCTTGTTGATCCTCTTTCTAATTGATATTGTCCAAAAGGACTTGTTTTTAAAATATCTGTTCCATGAAATCCGCCAATCATAGGTGCTTCAAATTTCTTTACACCAGCGTTTATCAAAGTTTGTAGTGAAATTTTGCTAACATCAGCTAGATCTTCAGAGAAATAATACAATCCTTCAGCCGAAGAAGTAATCTCTTCTAAAGTAAATACAAAAGATCTTTCTTGATGAGCTCCGATTGTTATTCCATTGTCAGCTTCTGAATCAGAAGGTCTATATCTTAATATGTCTTGATAAGAAGCATCTTTATAAGTCTTTGATCCTTGATTGTGTCTAACACCAAAAACATCAGTAGCAGCATAATTGCCATTATTGTTGGTGTTTTGAGTTGTTAAACGAAGAGAAGGGAAATCAAACGAAGCTGTTCTAGCAACATCTAAATTCTTGATGAATCCTGAATCAACAGTACCTGATTGTGCGATGGCGCTAAGCAGGAAGTCACCGCTTAAAGCTGCGCCGGTTCCATCGCCTTTAGCAACAGGATCGACTCCACCGGAAACTACTGTGAATGATTTGTGTTTAACAGGTCCGTAGAAACCAACAGGCAAAGCTGATGGGTCTGTGATTGTTTGATTTTCAACAGCAGAATCTATTTCAATGTAAACATAGTTTGACTTATTAGGATATAGTCCACGAACATTGTATTTTTTATCTGATGTGTCCCATTGTAGGTATTGAGTACCAATCTTCTTTCCAACATAATCAGCCGAAGAAGGGTCTAAATTACAACCAGAAAATGTCTCAACTACATTTCCGTCTTCTAATATTTTTACAGAAAACACAGATGTTGGATTTGCAGTGTTACCAAGTTTTAAATCAGATATTTGAATAGAAATAGATTTGTTTACATATTCTCCCTCAGAAAGAGAAATTAATCGAAATAGTCTATCTTGAGCAGCGCCTCTATTGATGAACCAACCGGTTCTAGCGGCTCTTGCTTGAGCTTGATGAACATTATAATTGTTGGAACCGTTATCTAAAGCTAGTAGCAAACCATACTGATCGCCACCATCAGTTCCGCCACCAACATTATCCAGAACAGCTTGTTCAAATGTCTCACCTAGGAAGTACAATTCATTTGTATTTCCAAAGTTTCCGTTGTTTTCTATTTTTTGCGGGTTTGTGTTTAATACATTTCTTATGAACTTTGAACTTCCTTGAGTAAAGTTAAATGTTTTGAATTCTTCTCCAGCGGATGAAGAAATTGAAAGCTTAAATTCTCTAGCACCAACGGACTCAACCAAAGTGGAAGCTCTTACTCCGGCACCACCGTTAGGAGCAGCTCCAGAAAGTGCCAAAGCAGCACCTGAAACATATAAGATTGCTGCTAAAGTACCTGTTGGGTTTAGAGCAGCAGCTCCAGAAGCAACCAAGAACAAACCATATGCCGTTGCATGTGAGTCAGCACTACCAATTGCTGTCTGAATGCTTCTGTCCAATGTCCAACCAGCTTTGATGTCAGAACTTTCAGCTTGGCTGCTTTCCTCTCCTACCAATCTTAAGAAAGTGATAGGTGTTGTGTTAGAAGCTAAGTGAGCTTGCGCTGCAAAGTGAGCGTATGTTGGGTTAAGAAGGTTTCCTTCTCTCCAAATGTCACTTGTTCCTTTTGCTTTTCCTGTTATTGGTTTTCCAAAAACAGAATAAAAATCTTGAAGGTTAGAAACTCTAACAGGTTTCATACCAGGCCCTTTTAGGGCGGGTCCGATAAGAAGTGGTCCGACGTCTTCAACCTCAACGGGTAAAACGGACTCATCTATCTCATTTAATTGAATACCGGGTGAAATAAAATCAAACTTACTAGGCATTTATTAACTCCTTATATAATATATCAAAGTAAATAGTATTACAAAGTGTTAAAGTACTTTTAATACATTAAAGTTTTGTATCTGTGGTTACTGTCTCGGAGCGAAATCTTATTTTCGCTCGGTTTTCTCTTCTTGCAAGAGTTGGTCTCGGTCTGTTATATCCTTCACCGATCAAATATCCAAGAATTTTCACCTGTACTTTGGTTTCAAACATCCTCTCATCTTCTCCAACGTTTGTCGTGTTGTTGTTCATAGAGAATCCTTGTTCTATAAATCCTTCATATTTGTGTCCGTCTTTTTCGAACACAAAAGAATTTATTTGGCCAAATCTAGCAATGAAAGGTTCTAAAAGGTCATTCATTTGTTGTTGATACTCTGATCTAAGCACTACAGTATACATAATCTTTACATATGATGGTATTGGTGTGACATAATTGTTATAAACTATCTCATTGTTCTCACCATTAGGACCAGTCTGGTCGTTACCAAATGAATCCTTGATAACTTGTGAGTTCTGAAAGTTCTTTGTCTTATCTTGATTGATAGTTTGGGCAACTCCTATTGCTCCACCTTTAAAATCAGAGTTCTCATAGATATGTGCTTGAAAGGTGCCTTTAAACGCGGGATCCTTGTCAACAGAGTCTCTGTTTATTGTAATCAAAGGTAAAATAAGTTTTCCTACTTTGTCCCTGTATCTTACATCGTTCTTTATTTGAAATGATCTTTCTGCTCCCAACCACAAAACAGGTACTTTGTACATACCTTTGTTTGTTTTGGTGTGAAGATTCATGAAACCATCTATCCACTCATACAATCCTGTGTCTATTGTCTCTAGAGAAGACGCTTGAAATTTAATTGGCTTATCACTCGGCATTGAATACTCCATCTCTTGCTCTTATACAATCAGCAACAATCTCGAACTGAGTATCTGCTTGACCGAATAGGTGTTTTGGTTCGTTTATTTTTACAATTTCGTAGAAGATTGAACCATATCTTACAAAGTCGCCTTCTCTTACTAACATGTCTTGATCTTCGGTAAGTCTTCTCTTATGAAACATCACTTTAAGTCCT